TTAAATGCTTCATTCTTTTCGGCGGCTGTTTGTACCTCATCAGCAAACTTATAGAGGCTAGTGCCTTGTATGCTTTTTTCTATGGACTCTCCCCAGTCTTCGCCAAAAGTCATTTTGTCCATTTGCTCTATCTCAATCCAAGGTATTTCGGATATCTTTTTTGTTACGGCGTTTATTAGTGTTACTACACCATTTGCCATACCTTGTATGACTTTTAAAGCAAATTTAATTGCTGAAATCATACCATCAAGCATGCTTCTTGGAGCATTCACAACAGCCATTATCAAGTCGTAAATCATTTGAATTACACCTAGTATAATGGTGGCTTTCATGGCCATGTTCATGGCTTTGCCTGCAACTTTCGCAGCTTTGCCTACAGCCTTAAAGCCTCCTGCAAGACCTTTCTTAAGAGCTGCTTCTCCTTGCTTTGCCCTTAAACCTATCCCTTTAAAAAAATTCTTTATTTTTCCGCCAGTTGTCTGCACTTTCCTTTCCGTTTTCTTAAGACCTGCCCCAATACTGCGCGCTATATCAATACCTACGTCTTTAAAAATACCTTTCGTTACTTTTCCGCTGTCCGCGTACTGTTTTTCTGCAGAGGCTAAAGCTTTCTTGAGGTTGGTTTTATCTGGGCCTTTCATTTCGCCTGCAGCGGCTCTTGCAAGTACAGGAGACGTAGCGCCTGCTTTTACTGCTTTACCTGCTCCTGACTGTAATTCTGTTGCACCTTGAGCCTGGATTTCCGCAGTGGCAGTCTCTAACTGTTTCAATTCCTCTTTATAACGTTTAAATGCAGCTGATGCTTTGTCAGCTTTTTCGTCCTGCCCTGCAAAGAATCCGGTAATCGCTGTTCCCATTTCTCCAACAAAAGGCATATTTTTTGCAATACCTAGACCAATAGCACCAAAGAATAAAGCTGCAACAGCTGCATTATCGTTCATAAAACGGGCTAGTGCTTCAAATGGAGGAAGTAAGAATTCTGCAACGGTTTTTGCTAGATCACTGAATGTAGCACCAAGCTGTGTAAAGGGGTTTGCCATGCCTTCCTGCTCGCCTACTACCTTGTTAAGCTGTTCCATAGTTTCTAAATAAACAGCTTGGGAGGCGTCTGCCGAAGATAGTGCGTCTGCTGAAATCCCTAGAGAATCTGCATATTTTCTTTTTGCGTTTTCTAGTTTAAGAGTAATACCTAATTCGTCAAGTAGTTCCGGTTCTGCTTTTGACACACCGCGTGTTAAACGATCAAAAGAGTCTGTAAAGTTACGACCCAAGACGTTAGATACTTTTAGAGCACCTTCTGCCATGGCATCCATTTGAGCAGAGGAAAAGCCTTTTGCTAAACCCATTGCGGAAGCTGCTGCAGCTGACTTAAAGTCTAGCATGCCCTTAGATGCGGTACGTAACTTATTAGTAAGACTGTCCATAGCGATACCGCTATTCTGAGCAAACTGTACCTGACTCTGTTCTAGAACGGAAACGTCCGAAGCATTCTTAAAGAAGTTAAAAGCTGCGGATAGGGCGAAGACACTCGCGGCAAAAGTAGCATAAGCACCTACTAAACCGCCCATGCCTTGAGCCATTTTTGAAAAGTTTTTCGTACCGTTAGCAGAAGTCTGTGCGGCACCTTTGAGGTTACGATCGGCGGTTTGAGCACTTTTACCTGTCTCATCTAAGCCTTTCGCAGCTTTCTTAGCTTGCTGCCCTACTTGTTTAAGACTACCATCTTCGGTAACTTTGAATGTAAGAGTAACTGTATTATTTGACATTAGCCCTGCACGTTATGGGTGAAAGTTTTTCCACCGCCCGCAGACTTACGTTCGTCTGCCTTTCTTTTTCTATCACTTTTGTCTGACTGATATTTTACTATTATGTTTTCATATATCTTCATAATATAAAGTACTTCTCTGCGATCATGTACTTCAAAAAGTTCAAACAAATATTGTATATTATTCCAATTCTTGCCCATGTATTGCCCTGACATACCTTCATATCGGTCTTCAAGGAAACTAAATACAAAAAATGCCACTTGGACTTCAGTAGGAAAACCTGAAATCTCAATTGGCATCTTGTCGGGGTCTGGCTCTTGCCCAAGCTGTTCACAGATAAGAATGTACTTATCCACGTCAATAGCTTGGTCCTCTTCTTTTACATATCTTTCAAGCAGACCCTTTATACGGGCTACTTGTTCCCAGTAAAATTTTCTAGTTCACTAACTGTCTCCGTAACCCATGTATCAAAAATACTGGAGTTACGCATTAACAGCTCGGAATTTTCCTGAGTATGCAATAATTCATCGTCTGCGTCGAGGGCCGAGACATCCACCAATAGAAGCTCTTCTAGGTAACGATATTTTAAGCCGGACCATCCTTTGATTACTGATTTTGTGTACTCTACTAAAAACTTATCTTCATCAAGAATTTCTTCAGGTTGATGAGTCTTTTTGTTGAACTTATTAGTAACACACTTCTTTCGTAGCTTTACTAGTTCTTCTCGTGCTAGGTAGCACAAACTTACAGACATACCCTTGTAACCTGGGAAATCGATCTCTAATGTCTTACTGGGGGTCATTAAACTTGCTAATGAAATTGGGCTATCGGTCATTTGTTTATCCTTATTATAAAGTTATGTAAATAAAACAGGGGTGAAAAATCCACCCCTGCTTTGATTTTCTATTCCATAGTATAGTCGAAATGACCTCGTATGTCAAGATTTATTTTTCTGATCCTTTCTCGTTACTGAGAAGTAATACCTTTATAGTGTACTTTTACTTCATCAGCTGCGGAGATGCTAGTGGGCAATGCGTGGAAGTTTATTTCCATGCCTATTACATCTTCAATGGTATGAGTAGGGATTTCCAAGTGCGCTTTAGGGCATTCAAATTCAATACCTGGAGCAGCATTTGCGCCACCAACTTGCAGTTTAAGCGAGAAAGAATTAGTTTCGTTATCGCTTGAAAGTCTCAGATCTTCCATAAGATCAGCAGAAGCTGCTGTGTTATGATCCAAGTAGCAAGTTACATTACCTACAACAGAACGAGTACCCATAACGTGACCTAAAGGTACATTTACAATACCTAGGCTAGAGGGGGTTACATACTCTACATTATTTGTAATAGTAATACTTCCGCCAGTCAACACCAGACTATAAGCCGCTAACATATTACCAGCTGCTGTGGTTGTAAGAGCAAGAGTACTTAAACGGTTACGAATAAAGTTGTTAGTGTTGATCAGTTCTGCATCAAGTACTTCAATAGTAGAAACAGTTGGAGCTGAAGCAGGCTCTTTGATTTGCTTGGCCATTCCAGACCAGTTCAAAGTAGCAATACCATCAATATCAAAGTCAGCTTGACACTCATTAATTGTAGCATCTTCTAGTTCGTACCAAAGATCAGAACCGCCATTAGCAGGGAACTTAAAGTAAATAGTAGCTGTTGGGAATGTTAGCAAGTTAGAGCTTTCAAAGTCAACAGTTGCCTTAGTCGCAGCATTATCAATAACATCAGTCCACTTGTTGGCTGTATCATTGTATTCTGCATGTTCTGCACCGGCTATCATGGCCCAGAGTACTTCTTCTACTGCGTGATGTTCGTCAGCACTAGACACGTCACGAGTAAACGGACGAGCATAAGTTGAAAAACTCCACTCAGCAGGAGCTAAAGAGTCAGTAAATAACTTACGTGCTCTACGATTTGAATTAGAAGCGCCCGCCATTTCTTTGAGGGTTACCTCTGCAGTGTTTGTTGCTTGCGAGAAGCTGAAGCCATCTAAAACCGGAATTTCCCATATTTTGGTACCGAATTTTACATAGACATTTACTTCGCGACTTAAATGTAAAGAATTTGCCATAGTTAATCTCCTATGATATCTTGAAAAGACATGGTCATTGAACTATTGTTCGTGCCAGTATTTTCTAGTAACGAACCTCTATAAGTATTTCTCCTACTCCTAGTGGTTCTAATACACCTTCATCAGTATCAATACTGATTATAGTGATTTGTTGTGTATAATGAAGCGCCCCTTGGCGATCATTATACTGTAATCGAGAGTTATTTTCTAATACAGTTTCGACGTCTTCGAGTAGCTCATCTAGAGCTTCTACCGCGTCTTCTGCCTGTACGTAGCAACGAAGAGTAACAGACAAGAATCTATCTTTATATCCACCGCCTTGGTACTCTCTCGTTTCAGATCCCGCATTTAAATGTACTGCAGGGAACTCTTCTACTTCGTCCCAGAACTTTAGTCTGGGAGAAACATTCTCAGACAGATCAGAAAGGTAGCCCCCTGATCCATTTATATCTTTTAACACCTCCGCAAGAGCAGCTACAATGCCTAATCTGCGTGTCGTGTAGTCTCTTGTTGCCATTAAACTCTCCTAGTGTAGAATCTTCCGATTGCAAGATCTTTTGCAATCTCTCTTATGGATCTATCAATTAGACCTCGAGGATCTCTGTTTCCATTTGCCCAAGGGGCTGAACCGTTCCCTCCATCTTCAAAAACTTGATAAGGGTTCATCTGGTACTTGTAACCGAAACTTGGAAAGCCTTTTGGTGTCTGTATTACATCTGTAACTCTAACACTTTCTGCAAAGCGGCCAGTTCTATTTACAAGACCTGGAGAATCCATATTCTTACGTACAGTCTCCGGTAACTCTTTATTTATCATAGCTACCATTGCTAAAGGTTGAGAGGCTGCAGAAGCTTTTGCTTTTTCTTTTTTCTTTCTTGTCTTGATTCTTCTTGCTGTCAAAGCTACTGTAGAGGATACTTTTGCGCCACTACTTTTATTTTTTGTCTTTGTCCTGAGCTGTACGGACTTGCTCTTAACTTTAAGATGTTTTTTACCTTTAAAATTTTCGGTAACTGCTGCTAATGCTTTTTCTTTTAAAGTAGAAGATCCTTCCATATTTAAAAGTTCAGGAGTAAGCTCTCCTATAAAATTTCTGAATACTGCCTTTACTGCTTTTTCTTCTACAGAGTCTTTTATATTGTCGGAGCCAGACTGGAATGCAATAACAGAAACGTAATTTGCCGTAAGTTTACCTTTCTTTGTTACTATCTGTTCCCCATCAGTAATAAGTCTTTTTATTTCTCGATGAGATATGCTATCTATGTTTCCTGCTCTGAATGCTCCTTCGATATTATAAAGAAGAAGTTTCTTAGTTGCAGCGTCTAATCCTGCAACAGAAGAAGCTATCTGAACTTGAGAAACTGCATTACCTCTTGCTCCATGACCTTTGTGAAGATTCTTAGATACTGTTTTTGACTCCGCATCTGAGATTGCGCCTTCTGCTACTAATGTTTTTAACATAGTATTTTTAATAGTAGTAATAGACCTAGAAAAACTACTTACTATAAACATATCCTTATTTAGAGTATAAGGTAGGTTTATTTCGGGTAACTTAGCTACTACTGCATTATATCTTCGTTTGTGTCTTGTCTTAAAATTACTTTGTAACTTCTTAGCGTGCTTTTGCGCTTCTTTTAATGCTTTTGTTAAATGAGCTGCTTTTGGTCTATGACCTGTGGCGGCTTCTATTACTTGTTGCAGCTCTTTTGTATCTGCTAAAATTAAAAGCTGGCCTCTTTGACGAGTTACAGCTTTACGAGCTTCTGCATCTAGTTTTTTCAGCAGAGGCTTTGTGAATTTTCTGTCAAAAGCCTGTGTACTCATTTAAAAATTCTTATATAGATCCAAAACACGCTTAATATGGTCAGGAAACGCTACGTTGTTCTTCTGACTAGAGGAAGTGCTGTTTTGGATGCTTGCACCTTGTATAGTTTGACGACCTTTGTGCTCGTCTTTTACATAGTAGGTGATTAAATCAATAACTGCAAGCTGAAGGTCTAAAGGACATGCCGAGTAGCCTGCCTTGTACGTAACCTTAACGGCACCGGGACCCGTAGGCCATGTCTTTCTAGTGCCTGCGGTAGTTACTCGGTAAATGCCATCAGTTGTGGCGTCTGCGTAGTACTCCGTAGCCGGTACAGTTGTATATGCCTGACTAAAGTCTTTTCTTTCTTGAACAGAGGTTACAGATACTAGAGGGCTCTCTGTGAGCTGCACTAAGTTACTGGACCATTCAATACTAAACTCTTCTACTTTGTCGGATGAGTGGAAGTCAATTATTGAGTTTCCACAATAAGTTTTCACTAATTGACTTACGGCAGAGATTAAAGAAGAGATACGTGCATCTTCCTTTGTGCTCTGAATATTTTCAGAAATTTTGTATTCTTCTAATGTTATTAAGTTTGCCATAAGTCCATTACTAAAAACTTGAGGGGAGCGGACTCCCCTCTCGTTTGCTTTTTAGATTAAGCTACACAATCGATCTTAACTGCAGATCGGTTACCAGCTGAGTCTGCAACCAACTCTTCAAAGCCAAGGGCTTGTGAAGCGACGATTACGTTACGCTGATTACCAACTTCGTAGTCAGTCTCAACTGTAATACCACGTAGACGTGGGATAGCATAGTTGCGAGTATTAACTGCGAAAGCTGCTGGGATACCAGCGGTTTCAGCAGGGAAGCTGTCAGATACGATTACTGGAGAACCGAATACAGCTCCGATTTGACCAGTGATCTTAGTAGCCAGATCAGAACCTACGTCAGTGATATCCTGGAAGGCTGCATCTTCGATAAGCTCGAAGTAGCGTGCTTGAGATACAATGTAAGCAACGTCAGACGGGTTAATACCATACTTACCCATATCCTTACGAGCGCCCATAAGCATAGCAGCAGTAAGAGTAGCAGAGTTGCCAGCAGCAATTGAAGTTCCGCTAATATCAAGTAGAGCAGTAGTAGCAGTAGCATATCCGTCAAGACCAGTGATAGAACCAGAACCGTTAATGATAGCGTTATCAACAGCGCGTGCGTGAGCGCGGGCAACTGAATCAACAAGCATAGGCATCAAGTTAATGAGAACTTGCTCATCTACGTTGTTGTCCATGAAAGTCTGGCTGATCAAACGATAAGCATTCAAAATTACCTGCTCAGGCTGGAAGGTGTTAGCAGCATTGTTAGCAGTGTTAATTGAGTGCAAGTTACCAGCAGAAGCAGCTCCAGTTTGGAAAGTAGCAGCTGATACATCAGGCTGGATTGGCAATACAGTAGCAGCGCCATTCACCTGAATCTCACGGAACAGACCAGCTGTACGCAAGTTTAAAGTAACTTCTTTTTCGATTTGACGAGCAACTTCTTGATCGATGTCAGCGGCTTGGTCAGTATATACAACACCAGCTTTTTCAAATACGTCACGGCCGAAATCAGTACCAGTGATACCTTTACCAGTCATAGTACCTAACAAGCTTGCGTGCATGAACTCACGGCCCCACTTAGATACGTCGCCTTTTGCGCGACCATCTGTGCCGAAAGTACGCTTGCTGTTACGCATAGCTTCGATTTCGGTGTTCTTCTCTTCTAGTTGAGACTTGAAAGAGTTAAGGACTTCGTCCATTTTAGCGTCTTTCTCGCCTAACTTGGCTTCGATGTCAGCCATTAGTGCTTCAACGCCAGTCTGAATTCCAGTCTTGACTTTGATGTCTTGTGCTTCAATAAATGAAGCTTGGTCAGCTGCTGCTTTAACTTCTGCTTGTTCAGCTGCTTTTTGCTCGGCTTGCTTCATAGCAATCTTAGCAGCTGTATCTTCAGCCACCTTCTTTGCAAAAGCTTCCAAGTCGATGTTTTGATTATCCATCTTGATCTCCTGATCTGCGGATTTAATTTCCGCGCTTTGAGGTGTGTCACTAGCTATTCCCGAAGTAATAACTTCATCCTTAGCCAGAGACTGACCTGCTAGATCTACACGATTTGTGAAAGTTTTTTTGAATTCTTCGTACTCATCAGATGAGTCAAAAGACTTCGCGAGCGAAAAAGTAGCTGACTGATTACAGGGTACAGATACAACTGATACCTCGAATAATTCAGCGTCCTTAATCATTAGTCCGTCGGTTTCCTTAATATAATCAGCATCCTTGACTCGGAAACCTACGGAAAAGGCCCCAAGAACACCGTCTTTTACTAGTTCTGCAACATTAGCAGGTGCTGACTTGCTAATCTTACATTCTAACTCCAAACCATTTGGTCCAGCTTTCAGACCTGTGGCTCGGCCAATTGGCTTGTCATAATCATGATTAAACAAGATAATTGGATTTTTTTCAAAGTTCTTTAGTCCACCTTTCTGCCAAGCTTCTACTGAGATGGAGTCACCCGCGCGATCAAAATCAGCTGTACTTGCCATTCCACGAATCATCACAGAACCATCATCCTGTGCTTGAGTCTTGAAAGTAGACGTAAGATTAAAGATTTTATTCATATCTTAATCCTTTTTTACTGCTGGTTTAATAGCAGGCTTGACCGCCGCCTTAGGTGCTGGCTTTGGTGCTGGAGCAGGGACAGGCTTAGCTGCCTCTACTTTTTTCTTCTCGATAGTTGATAGTAAATCAGGGTGTGCCCTTTTCATCATATCAATAGCTCGTGAATAACTTCTTCCTACATTACGAATACTGGATAAAAGCATGGGCTTGTCAGTCTGCTCGATGTATTCGGCTTGTGTTAAAATCGCACCTTTTTCAGCAAAGTACATTGCTAAGTCACGACATAATTTAATTCTTTGTGGTCTATTCGCCATCTTCGTCTGTTTCCTCTGGTCTTCCGCCTTCTGACGGATTAGCTGCTGAGCCTGCAATATTTGCCGGCACTCTGATTTCTGCGGTACCTTCCATCTCTGGGAAGCCTAGTTTCTCTCTAGCTTCTGCGGCAGTAATAATACCACCGTTTACTAGTGAAGTATAGTAAGCCGACGCATCGCGTAGCTCAGGCTGTAGAGCAGGTATGTCAGTAATATCTTCTTTTAACTCAAAGCCAAAATATCTTTCGAGTGCAAAATTCATTTTTCGAACGATAGGAAGTATAGTCTCCAAATAATACATTCGCATATTTGGGCGAATGTTGGCGTTGTTGCCAGAGTCAAGCATAATTGGAGGCACTCCAAGCGCCTTCAATATTATCTTTTCGTTATCGGCTATACTATTTTGAAAATCAAGATCTTTAAAATTTACATTTGAGATCGAATCTACTTCAATTCCACCGTCCAAAATGAGGGGCCTACGACCGCCTGCTTCTGGTTGATATCGTGACTGCCACGACACCATCATACGTTCTTTAATCTTTTCAGAAAGTGTGTTTGGTGACTTGAGTACTAATCCAGGAACTGCACCGTTCTTAAAGAAGTTATCTTGGAACTTACGCATTTTCATCATAAGTTGCATAGTGCGTAGAGCAGGACTCAAACGCGGAACACCTCGATAAATTGAGTGAAAGGAGTTCTCTTTAATATGTATAATTTCGCTAGGCTTATAGTTTACTTTCTCATTGTAAGTGAACTTTTCAATGTAAGTATCTGTGCTAGAGTGTATAACCATTTTATCGGAAGGAAGGTGGTACAAATGTGCACCATCATAGTATATAAAGATATTACCGTCTAGTATGAAGTCGGTGATAAGATTGCGTTTAAATGTATTAATGTCCTGAAAAGGATTAGGCTCTTGGTTTAAAAGCAAATCAACTTTGGCTCTCTTAATACCTTTAATGATGCTATTGCCCTTATGCTGTCCACCAATTAGGGTAGGTATCTCAGCCGCATCATCTACAATAATATTTACTGCACGGTTTACAACTTCTAACTCTTCATAAGCTCTCTCGTATGAGAAAGTGGGTTCACGGGAGTTTTGGATTTCATTGCCGTAGTACTGCTGCGCAGGATTTAGCTTTTCCTCCACTTCAACGTGTTTTTTCTCGAAAGGGTTATACCAAGCCATGTTTTTCTCTTTGAATCTCTACCCAGCGCATCTGTTTCTTTGCAGTCCCTAGCGCAGGGTCTTTCCCGTAAATTGAGTGAAGTTTTAAATGATGTGTATGACATAATGTTGCTGTGTAGTCATATAGCTCATCATGATGTTCTTCTATAAAGTCATCCCGAAGAGATTGAATGTACTCGGGATTGTGTTTGTTTTTTAGTAGCCACTGATTTAGCAAGGGAGTTAAACTGTAGAAGTGGTGAAAATCGAGCTGTTCGGTTTCACCACAAATCTCGCAAGAGTCTCCCTTTGCATACTTGGACTTTGCCTTATCTCGTACATACTTTACATAGTCACGTTTTAACTTAGGCATTTTCCATTGGTTCCTGATTTTTCATTAGAAGAATTATATCGAGTTTAAGGTGTCTTGTCAACCACTATTTTTGAGTAGGTATCGCTAGAAGGATACTTGCGAGGTTTGAAATGAGTAGAGTGCGTATCTTAAACCATCTGCCATGTGAGAAGCCATGTTGTGTTTCGGCTTTTCCCTTATTAGATTAGGGTTTGGATCCCACTGATAAGAATCTAGGCACTTCAAAGATTCCTTGCATTCCTGATCTACAAAAAGTTTATCATTATCAATAATTCCTGCAACGTGTCCTATGCCGTCAATAACAGACTTCTTAGCGTTAATACTACTAATATCATAGTTCTGTGCAAGATCAAATCGAGTCTGCTGTGCCGCCGAGTCAATGTAGATAAAGTCGATATCCCATCGTTGAATTAATTTTTGTATCTCTACTGCATGCTGCTCAGTAGTGCGCTCATTATTGAAATATTCGTCTACCAGATAGTATTTATCTTCATCCCAGTCATACGCAATTACACAGAATGCGGTAGGATCTTTGAAACCTACGTCTAACCCCGCAAAGACATCCATCTTACGAGTATCAAACTGAGACAAGTCTTTAACCTGTGTTTCAAAGTTAAACTTCCATATCTGTCCTTCATAAGTATTAAAGTCAGCTTCGTACTCTTGCTTAAACTCAGCTTCTGACATAGACTTACGCGCTTCTGAAATATCGGACTCAGACATACGAGGGTTATCTCTATAAGTTGCTCTTATTGATGCCCATTCTGGAAAGTCGTCAGAAAAGCCTCTGTAGAAAAACTCAGAGAACCAGTTATTGCGACCCCGTGGAGTGGAGATAAAGATTGCTTTAGAATTAGGTTTGTCTAGTGTGGGTCGAAGTGCTACGTTGAAAGCATCCTTACCGTCTGCAAGTGCGGCTTCGTCAAATATAATAAGATCATATGATCTACCTACACAAGAGTCGACCTGATTAACAGAACCCATACGTACAGTAGAGCCATTAGATATTTCGATAACTTTATCTTTTGCATTGTCTTTAGTAACTTCTAGATCGAAATGCTTAATCAGATTCCTTTGAAGGTCAAAGGAGATCTGAGACAAGGCATAGTTAGGAGACATAATCAAGATATTAGAGCCAGGTACCAAAGACACGAGCTGTCCAATGATGTTGGCTATGTATGTCTTGCCCTGCCGCCTAGAAACGGCAGCAGACACAAAACGATACTTTGGGTTATTAATCGCATTGATAATTGCTATCTGCGAAGGTAACGGAGTGACATTCAATAGCTCCATATAAGGTGCTATTGGAAGTTTAAGGAATCTTGCCTCAGATCCTATTTCAACTATTTCATCAGAGATAATATCTCTTCTGCTTATTTCTACTGCCATGTTCTAGTCTTCTTTTTTAATTAGTGTCCAGATGCCATACCCTAAACCTACCCAGGCTAACATCTTTGCCAGTCCGCCGAATAGTATTACAGAACCACAGACTGCTATTAACATTGCACCATCCCAAGATGTGCGTTCTTTCATTGCTGCTTTAATCCATTTCACACTGAGTACCTCTCTTCTTGTGTCCGTTCCAGGCTACAAAACCTGCTAAGCGCAGTGTCCAGTATGCTAGATAGTTGAGTACTTTGAAACCATTTACTTCAATACAAATGTCTCGGAAGAGTCCGTCCATATGCTTCTGATCATGGTGGCCAATAGTAGTTCCATCTAAGCGCATAAGAGTAGCATACTTGTAACCGTAGTCGTGAACTAAGCCGCCCATAAGTAGTACTCCTACAGGGGACAAGAAGGTAGCAAGGAATTTAGGAACTGATGCTCCATCAAATTCGAAACCTGCTGGTATCTTGTAATCTTCTCCATTAAGACTGTATTTAAAGTCTTGTTCAATCTTCCACTTACGAGAACTTAGCAACCACATAAGAATGCCTTTCCAAAATCCTTTACCTTTTGTCTTAATTGGTAAGGGAGACATAACTGGCATAAACTTATATTTAAAATTTATAGGTTTATCTGTATCTTTGTCAAACTTATTTACTACAAAACCTGCAAGTACCAGTACTGCGAGTACTGTCCACTGCCAAAAGGTCATTGCTAAATCAAGTAACATTTCCATTATTTCTTTCCTCCTACTGCTTCTTTGGCATAAAATGCCGCTACAATTGCGGCTACCGATACGAAGTAAGTAGGTGCCATTGATCCTAGAGTTTTCTGTGCTTCGTCTAAACCTGCAAGACTAGCTAGTACTACTGCGAAAGGGTATAGTAACATTCCGGCTAAAGCGAACCATGCCATGTTACGTTGTGCATCTCGCATTGCATCTGCGTCTTCTAACTCTTTGCGCTTTGCTTCGAGATACATCTGTTGTTCGGCTTCGGATACTTTTCCGTCACCATTAGTGTCTGCAGGATGAAATTCTTTTTCTACCATTTTGCTTTGTCCGCCCAATATGCTGCGGACATCTTGCCTTTAGCTATATTCTTAGCGTGTCGAGCTTTGAAACTCTTACGCTTTGCCTTCATTGCCGCAGATTCTCCGGCCTTAGGCTTCCCTGCCGTTTTAGCTCCTTGCTGACCGAAACGAATTGTTTTAACTTTCGTGCCAACTTTAGCTACAACGATGTGTGACTTTTTAGAGTGCCCTGGAGTACGTTTTGGCTTATTATAACCTGAAACGCCTGCCCGTTTTAACCTTGAGTCCTTTTTTTTCGCTTTTCGCTTTGCTGGCATAAAACTACTCCTTACCTTTACCTGTGTCCACTGCGCCTCTTACATCTGCGCCTGCGGCTACTGCGATATCTGCTACTCCATCTCCGACTGCTCCGAGAGTGGTGTTGATGATGCCTTGAGTGCCATCAATGGCAGCATTCATCGTTCCACAAGCTGAGAGTAAAAGTAATGCAGATACTAGAATTAAATATTTCATTAGCTTCTCCTTTTGCTTTTTCCGAGTGTGGTTTCCTTCCCACTAGTGCGGTACGTACCTCTTGATACGCAGAACATCATCCTTGTTACTCTATGAAGTCTTCTCTCGATAAATCAAGAGTTTCTTCGTTCAAGCACTCGCAAGGATCACAATCGCAATCTTCGCACTCGCACTCGATGCCGGAGGCTTCTTTAGCCTCTTGTTCAGTGGCGAAC